ATTGGCGGGAATTTGATTGAACGAGACGGGCATTGTCTGTGTCTCCTTTTGCGGCCAGAGGTGGTGCGGGACCTGCCCGCGTTAGGTTCCTTGATCGATGTCGTACTCGCGATCCAGTTGCGGCGTGCCAGCGTCGGCATGCGCCTTGTCCGGAAACTGCGTCTTGACGTGAATTGTCTCCAGCATGTCGGGCACGACCGGAGGCCAGTAACTCTGGAAGCCCACGATCATCTCAACACGGATTTCAAACAGCGTTGTCTCGCCAACTTTCGTGTACTGCGAGATGCGGTCCATGCCGATGACGCCCTCGGTCAGCTTGACGAACGCGCTGTTCGACAGCAGTGCGTCATCCAACTCCGACATCATTTCCTCAAGCATGTAGAGTTTGTTCTGATCCTCGGTATCGGCATGCACCGCGCCGGAAAAGCCCAGCGTCAGCCGGTGTCCAAATTTCGGTTCAGCCTGATTGGCCTGAAACTCCGCGCGCTGCTCGCGCAGGATGTGGACGGCAAGGATCGGCAGGTCCTGCGGCGTGACCTGCAACATCGGCGTCTTGCGATAGGTCTTGAAGCGCGCACCAAAATAGATTTGCGCAATCTCGCATGCCTTGGCGTGAATTGTTGATGCGTAGTAACTCATGACGGCGGGTCCTGCTGCGTGCGCAGCAACAGCTTTGCGCCGCCCTGCCCGTCAAGGTCGCTGTCGCCGACCCAATACAGTGATCCGAACGCCGGATGCTCTGGCTGCGTTATCTCGATCTGGTCGCCGCGATCCGGAGGCGGGACCGGGAACAGCGACAGCCTGATGTCGAGGCTGGTCTGCTGATCCGAAAAAATCGTTTCGTCCTGCAACACCACGTCCAGCGGTGTCGATGAGTAGACGCCTTGACCCATGTAGGCAGGCTTCCCCGGCTGCGACACCAGCGGGGTCACGAGCACGGTGATGGCAAACACGCCATCAGCCGGACCAAGCACGAGTTTGTCGAAGTCAATCATCACCTGCCCAAAAACGGCGCGGCACGAGGACTGTATGCCGCGCCGAGTTGCGTCGGGAATTACCGTGAACGCGGCGTGCGCTCACGCTCCCGCTGATCATGCGGAAGGGCTTGCTGGTCGCCACGACCGACACGGCGCTGATCGGTACCTTCCTTGCCTTCATCGTCACCTTCTTCGGCAAGCATAGGCGCGGTGCCATCGGTCGTTGCGCGTTGCAGAACGGCTGGCTTGGTACACCAGTTCAGCGCGTTCATCTGCGTGTCGAGGTTGATGCCCTTGTCGTTCGGCATCTGGTACTGCTTGACGTACCGAGGCTTGCCCATCGTGTTGACAGTCTCGATGTAGTCGGCAGGAGCAAACACCGTGGCGAACAAGTTCGGCACGCCAGTCGGATAGATGTAGGCGGCGTTCGCTTCCACCATCGGCGCTGTGCCGACATAGCCGCGATAGTTGGTCCAGTTGATGCCGCCAAACGTGAACGATCCCCACGTCTGTCCTGCGGAGACATACTGCGTGCGCAACTCTGCACCCTGCATGGCTGTGATGTAGGTGCCGCGAACCTCGGCGTTCTTGATCAGCGCGTCGAAGAACGTATCGCCGCAGATTGCCTCGACACCAGTGAACGTGTTGCCGTCGAGTGCCTTGCCCACGTTGCGGATGATGGTGTTGCACAACTGCCGCAGCGAGCCATCGTTCGCCGTTGAGCCAAGTGCCATGTTGATGACGGTCGGCACCGGAATTCCATACTCGTCGTACAGGTCGAGTTTGGTGCCATCGGCGTAGGTGATCACGCCCTTGATCGCGCCGACCCGCGAGTATTCCTGCGTGTACTCAAGGCTCTGACCGGCCATCTGCATGCGCTCGCCGACTTTGGTCATGACGGCCTCGGTCCCGTCCTCTTGCCCGAACGGACGCACGCCCTGCACTTCCTCGGCCATGACGGCGTCGTTGATTTCAAAGTGCGGGATGACGATTGCGCGCAACGAGCGCCGGTCGCGCGGCAGTGTGCGACCCGGACCGCCGCGTGGTGTCGGCGCGATCAGGGTCAGCGAGTTGTTCTTTTCCTCGATGCTGACAATCGTCGTGGCAACGGCACTTTCAGTGAAAATGCCTTTGCTTGAGACGTAGCCGGGAACGAACTTCAGGTTGTTGACTGCCAATGACAGCGGCACCACACCGAAGGCATCGCTGCGAAAGATGTCGAGCATTTGAGTGTCCTTTCTTTTGCTGCCTCACGGTCAGCGTTGAGCCATGCCCGCTATCAGATGCGGACGATGATGCCTTTGGTTGCGAGTGTCTGTGCGCCGGTAATCTGCTCGGCGGATGACATGCTGCCCCAATCGACGCCGCGCCCGTTCACCTCGGCGTTGCGCGCGATGCACGAAATGCGCAGGCCGTTCACGGCATCGCCTGACGTTCCGCCGTAGAGCGCGATGGCGTGGCAGTCGGCACCCGCCGCCGCGACTGTGTAGGTCGCGGGCTTGTCGGTCGTCGCAGCCGCGCCAAGTTTGAGCGGCTGGCCGGGACGCACCGTGACGGGCTGCGCGAGGAAGCAGTTCTCTCGTGACTGGTGCCCATTGGCTTCCGACAGCACGAACTCTGCGGGATGGGCCGTTTCCTTGATGACCGGAAATTGCGACATAGTGCCTTCTCCTGTTCAGCCCTTCCTGCGGGCGTTGAGTTTGTCGGTGATCTTCCCCCACATCGATGCTTGCGCTTTCGACGTGTCGAGCATCGGGTGATGCGGCATGACCTGCTGCTCGGTGATGCGAAGCGCGAGCAGTTCCTTGCGCACTTCCTCGACCGGGATGTTGGCGCGCACATAAGCGCCAACACGTTCCGGCTTGCCTGCCAGCACGCACAGGTCAGTCAGGCTGGCGACGTAGGTCTTGTGTTCCTCGATGCCCTGCGCCTTGGCAGCGTTGAGGTCCACGACTTCTGCCACCGCCGCTGGACGTTGTTCTGCGACCGGATCGGGGTCAGGCGCAGCCGGTGAAGGTTGCGGCTCCACCGGCTGCTCAGGTTGACCGGACGCGGAGGGAGGGATCGCCGCCATCTGGTCGCCGCCTGTGAGTGCGCGGAATTGCGATGCCGCATTTTTCGGAAGCAGGCGCATTGAGAAGTTTGCCGCCAGCTTGACTTCCTTCACGACCTCATCGGCATAGCCAAGTTGCTTTGCCTCGGTGGCGTCCATCAGCCGATCTTCCTTCAGCAGTGCGCGGACCTTTGCCGTGTTCTGTCCGGAGCGCGCCGCGTAGGTCGCGATGATCGATTTGTCGATGCGATCCAGATCGTCGGCCACCCCGCGCATGTCATCTGCGGTGCCCATCGAAAACCCGGATGCGTTGTGAAGGAGCAGGAACGCGTTCGCTGGCATGACGATCTTGTCAGCGGCCATTGCAATGTAGGATGCAATCGACGCAGCAATGCCATCGACACGAGCGATCACGTTTGCCTTGTGACTTTTCAAGGCGTTGTGAATTGCTACGCCGTCAAACACGTCCCCGCCCGGTGAGTTGATACGCAGGGTGATGTTGCTGATGTCGCCGAGAGCATCAAGGTCAGCGAGAAACTGCTTGGCGCTGACGGTTTCCTCGCCCCACAACGACGCACCGATTTCGTCGTAGATCGTGATTTCGGCGGCGTTGCCTTCGGCGTTGGCACCGGTCTGCTTCATCGTGTACCACTGGCGCATATGTCTCTCCTATGCTGCTTCGCTGTCTGCGGCTTCTTGTGCCGCGTCGAGTGCCTGCTGCTGTGCCGCTTCGTCGGCAGCGTCCTGCGCAACCTGCTCGCTCGGTGTGTTTGGTTGATTTGCCGCCGCGTAGACCACCGGGAAAACCAGATCGAGTTTTTCCTCACGCTCTGCGTCGGCCTTGATGCGTTCGTCGTTGAGCACCGGATCGAAGCCTTCTGCCTCGACCACGTCGCTGCGTGACTTGAAGCCGCTGTCCACGGCCAGCTTCTCTGCCTGCCGGTCCTTCAGCGGATCGACCCAATCGTTGCGCTGCGGTATCCAGCGCGCACGCTGATAGTCTTTCTGCCGCAGCATGTATTCGCTTTCGCCAATCGGCAACGCTTCCGCCAGCACGGCGGTGTCGAGCCAGCGTTTCCAGACCGGCGCACACATCTGGAAAACCAGAATGTTGCGCTGGAATTGCTCCAGCTTGCGCCGATACTCGACAATCGAGCCGCGCAGCGATGAGTAGTTCGCGCGCCGCAGGTCTGAGGTGCAGAGCGAGTACGGAATGCCGAGGGCACCGAACACCGCCAGTTGCTGCCTGTACTGGTAGGCTTCATAGGTGCCGCCGACATCCGCAGGCTCGGAGAATTTGATGTCCTCTCCCGGCAGCAGTGTCTGCATGGTCCCCGGCTCAAGACCGGACAGCCCGATGTTTTCCTGCAATGAGGTGTCGTCGATGGCGTCAATCGGCAGCACATCCTCCGGGGCAGGCGAAGTCACGAAGGCAGCGAACATCGCCGCGATGCGTTTGCGCTCAAGTTCGGCGTCGTCGTACTGGTCGAGATGGTAGAGCCTGATCATCGCAGGCGTAACCAGCGGCACACCGCGCATCTGTCCGGGGCGCGTGCATTTGAAAACGTGCAGCACTTCCGATGCGGGAACGCGCACCGGCTCCATGCTTGACACTTCCTCGATTGGCATGTCGCCGGGATGGATCGGGTAGAACCAGTACGCGGCACGCTTGCCGAGGAAGTCCAGTTCAATGCCGTTCATGATCCAGTTGCCGTTGTCGGCTTTTTTGTTCAGCCCGTAGGGGCACATGTCGCTTTCGAGCAATTGCAATTGCAGCGGCACGAGATAGCCGTCACTGACGCGCCGGTCGCGGTAGCGGATGAACACCTCGCCCGCTTCGAACAGCGCACGGCCTGTGATGGTCTGCATGCCGTAAAAATCTGCGATGCCGTCTGCATCGCATTCTTCGTTCCAGTCCATCCACAGCTTCATGATTGTTTCGCGCATGTCGTTGTTCTCGTTGAACAGCGACGATGGCTTGATGCCGGTGCCGATCAGGTTGGCGACGAAACTCTCGCACGCGGCGTTTGCGTGCGGATTGTTGCGCATCATGTCGCGCGTGCGGGCGCGCAGCGTGGTGCCCGCCGAGGTCAGGATCGTGTTGGTGGTGTTCTGTGTCGGCGTCCAGCTTTTCAGGCGGCGGCGATGTCCCGCCCCGTCGAAGCCAGTGCTCCAGATCGTGCCGAACCCGTTTTGCTGCTGTGCGCGATAGTTGCGGCTCGGCTTGACGAAGCGGCCAAGCACACCTTCGGAAAGCAAGTCGCGGACGAAGCCCATCACAATCCTTTGTCTGATGGTGAGTACATCCGTATCTGCCTGATGCGACCGCCACTGTCGCTCAAGGCATCTTCAAGCGTGTTTGCGATCTGCCGCAACTCGACCAGCGAACGAAACTCGGTGCGCTTGTCGCCGTAGCCAGCGCCTTCGACGCCAGATGCGATCAGCGTGTAGACCGCATCCAATTGCGCCTGCGTTGCTTGCTGCTGCTGCGGCGTGAGCCTGCTGCGGCGACGGGTTAGCTGCCGGTTCGACATTGCCTGTGCGTCAGGACCCGAGATAGTTCGACCTGATGATGCGCCGTCTGCCGTGCCCGCGTGGTGGGTTTGGCGACGGGACCTCGGCTGCTGCGACTACCTCTGGTGGGGTTTCCGGCTTCCTGCCAACAACACCTGTAGTGCCCTTGTCATTTTTTTGCAATGGGATGCGCTGCACGTTGAGCAGATAGCCAGCCGCTGCCTGCATCGCCTCGCAGTCAAAGAAGTGGTTGTCGCGGCTGCGCTGCACCCATTCGACCTTGCCGGTCGGCTGCTTGAGCCGCGCCTCGGAAACGATCTGGTGGCAGTAGTCGTCGTCCACGCCGCGGAAAAGATACCACGCGCCTGTGCGATCCTCGGGCCACCTAAGCCGTTCATGTACCCAGCTTTTCCAGTGATCGGTGTCGAGCCGCACGAGGTCCAGCCCGAACTTTGCGGCGCGGCCATCCTTCCGGCTGACCTCGATTTTCGAAAAGATCAGCGGTGTCCGCATCGGTGCCGACGATCCTTTTGTCGGCCTCACCCGGCGCATGAAGCGGCGGCAAAACTCGTACACCCGGTTGAGCGGCAGTGTCTCGGTCTTGCCGGGTCGGAAGCCGCTGTCAACAAACGCCAATTTGATCGGCAGGCCGTCGATTGGTGCCGACACCAGATCGGCCAGCGCGTGCCAGATTTCCTCATCGCTGGTGTCGCCGCGCAGGTAGCCGTAGTTGATCAGCCATGACGTTGCGCGTGCGCCCCAGCCGCGAATGACCCACGGTATCGAGTGCCGCTGCACG